TAACAATAGTTGATCTGTCTATCCATATATTTGCAATATGAATAGATTTACTAAATTTTTGTACGCAATGTTAATGATTGTGTTTTATGCAGTTGGAATTCTATTGCACTAGAGCTGTAGGGGGAAGATTCGAACTTCCACGTAGTAGTTAGCTAAAGGACAGATTTTAACCAGGGCGCTGCGCAGCTTGGTGGTCAATCCCATTATCCTTAGTTTATCCATTTATCTACACCCCCGAGACAGGAGGGCATGTCTGCCAATTTCATCACCCTACAATGATGTTTACTTGAGTATTTTTCTATACTCTTTTACTGCCATACCACCGCAAACTAAAACGACAGCTAAATAAATTAATTCCATGTTGATAGTGTTTTTTAATAAAGTACAAATGTATAAAATATTTTAACACTTTACTATTTAATTGTCAGATAGTTAATAGTAAGAACAGGGAGAAACTCCCACAGTCTCTCCCTGATTCTCCTTTGTTGATTTCTAAATCCCGTTAGAAATGCCTGCTTTTACAGGTCTTTTGTTTGCTCCACTCACGCAGGACACTCTCGTTAGCTTGCAGCACTCACGTAGCTTGCTCACGCACTATAGCTAGACAATAAATTATAGTAGAGGTATCACGTACCACGAATAGCTATTTAATAAAAGTAGGCTCTCAGGTTTTGTACGACAGAATTATCTGCAGTAACTGAGATTATTAGAGTTTAACTGCAATCACTCATGCCTAATTTATAATGTAACTACCTACGACTTGCACGCCAAGGTCCACTTCACCTCAAGGGCAGATTAGATAGTAGTTATAATGTAATTTCGTCTACACTATCCACCCATTTTACAACTTGTCCTTCTTGTCTTTTGTTAAGCCAAGCAACTTCTTGTGTATCAGGTGCATATAAGTTAATAATTACAGCTGTTTTACCTGGTACATATCTAATGATACGGCCAGTACGTTGAATATTATCAAGCTTACGAGAATTACCAGCAGCAACAATACCAAGAGAACAATCTGGTACATCAAAACCTGCATTCAAAGCTTTTACTGAGCTTATTACACGTTGTTTTGTTCTACCATCTTTAAACTTCTTTAATACTTCTGCCTGCTGTTTCTTTGTACGCTTGCTATGAAAACTTAGGCATATATCTCCTAACTCTTCTTGTACAGAATCTGCAAACTTTACAGATCCATTAAATAACAACGCTTTTCTATCACTAAATTTAGTTAGTAACTCTTTGATTACAGGTATTTTAGCTTGAGAGTTTTTACAAATTTCACCTCTCTTTCGCATAGAATTATAGTAAATCGCAGCAATACCCCGCATAGCAGGATCAGCATTTTGATCACCTAATAATCGTTGCGCAGCATTGAAAGATTGAGCTCCTCCAAATCCTAATCTACCTGCAGCAAATCTAAACTGTTTGTTAGCTTTGTCATAGTCAAGTTGCTCATCGTCATGCATAGGTACTTTTAGATTATACACAAGATAATCACTAACCCATTCATTTTTATGGCACTCTTCTATTGTAACTTCCTCAAATACAGGTGCTTTAGTAAGCAGTAAATCATGTCTACCGTCTGCACGCTCTATTGTGGCTGTTAAACCTAACAAGAATTTGTAATCAATTTTGTGAAACACTCTCTGAAACTGATCTGCACCGTAACAATGTAACTCGTCAAGAATTAACATGTCACACTCATAATTGTTTTTGTAAGCTGTATTAATTACAATTACTTCACAATTATTATGCAGTTTATGTTTTTTAAGTTCTGTATTCCATTGATTCTTTAGATTTATAGTTGGGACAACTACAATAACACTAGCATCAGGAGTTCGGATAAACAAACGTTTAAGTATAAGAATACTTGTGTAAGTTTTACCGAAACCTGTTGCTGCTATTAACGTACCAACCCCATTAGCACTACTAAATTTATCAACTATTTCTAGTTGTCTTTTTGTTCTACCTGTTACCTCTGTAGCACTCATAAGCTATTGTGGTAGTTATCGTATTGATCCTTAGTTATCTTGTACACGTTAGGCATCCTGTTTGGGTACTTTTTATTAATTGATTTCATGTTATGTCCAGGTAAATAAGGCTGTAGTCTACCCTTAAATTTCTTACCTAAATACAGTATACTAGTGTACTCACATAACATACATGATTCTGTAAACTTGTACACTTGTGCAAACTCTATTGAGTTGTAGCTGCATATTGTGACGTAGTCTCCTACGCGCAGCTCTTGTCCTGATATGTCTTCTACTTTTTCCATACGTTTGAAATTTCTGTTTCTGATTTTAATAGTCCTGATGGTATAATATCTAGTGTTGACTTTTCCATAAGCTCTCGAAGTTGTTTACACCACATATCTGCATATGATTGATGTACAATAGTGTCGATTTGATCATGAACTGTCATTACTATTTTAACAGGCAGATTGTTCTTGTATATAAAGTCTCTTACCATAATAAGTGCAGACTTACACATGTCAGCGCCACTACCTTGTATTGGTGTGTTTTTGCTAGCACGCTCTATCTTACTCATTACAGCATTGTCTGTATTTATACCTTTCCAATCTTCGAACCATCTGATACGTCTATACGGTGCATATGTTTTAATATGTCCGTTAAGCTTACCGTATGTACCAAGAGACTCTAGAAAGTTTTTAATAGACGGAAATGCTTTAAAGTATTTCGTAATTAATCTTTCTGCTTCTTTAATACTGATAAGTAATGTGTCAGCTAGTTTGTGTGGGCCCATACCATAGGCTAAACCGAAGTTAATACTCTTTACATTTGAGCGCAATCTCTTGTGTTCTGGACAATTACATTTAGATTTTGATTGCATGTAAGCACAATCAGGTTCTGCTGCATTTTTCCACTCTTGTCCATACACTAGTTCTGCACACACGCTATGAAGGTCTTCTCCATTCTCTAGCGCTTTAAGCCACACTGGATCTTTACTCCCTGTGGCTATAATACATAGTTCTTGTGAACTGTAGTCGCCTGATACAAATACCCAATCATCATAACCACTGATAAAGCAATTACGATAATCATTATCTGCAGGTATCTGTTGCATATTCGGTTTTCCTGATGCAACTCTACCTGTATTTAGTATTTGTTTAAAGCCCGTACGGATTCTACCGTCGTTATCTACATTATCTAAGAACTTTTCACCATAACTAGTGGCAAGCTTTGCCTGCTCTTTGTATTTTATGTACGTTTTAACAAACTTGTCTTTACTGTGTACATGTAAATTCTTTGCATTTACATCTTCTACATCTAGACCGTATGTTGTAAACACATCTAACACTTGTTTTGGTGAACTCCATTTAACATTTACCTTACGTATATCTTCAACTGGTATAAATAAATCACCTTGCACTTGAGAATCTACAAAGTTATAAAGCTTTGTATTATTTTCTATAAACTCATCTAGTGAGTCTTGCATGTTGATTACTTCTTGCTTTGCTTTTTCCGCAAGCTTATTCCAGTTAGATATGTCTAAGCCAATACCATTATACTCAATGTCAGCAAATGCTAAAGCTGCATTGTTTTCTAGTGCCACTGTATTAAGCAATTCTAAAGCTGTTGCTCTATCATGCTGTTTATCATACAGTTGTACAAGATATTCTACATCTTTTGCACCATATAGTATTTCTGAGTCTGTAAACTCTACACTACTTTTACCAATAAAATTAGATCTAACACTCTTATCTATTTGTATTTCAAGCTCTCTTGACAATACATTGTTAAGACTGTGAGACATCTGTTTACCACAATTAATAACTTGAGAAGTTAGCATAGTATCCCACACATTATTAAGTCTGATGTTATAGTTCATAATGAACTTGTAGTCAAACTTTACATTGTGTAAAATCTTTACTATGCTATTACTCTCAAGTATCATTCTCAAGGGACTGATGTCTACATAACGAGTGTCTATTACAAATTGTGCATCTTGATCACCTATTTGTAACATTATCATTTTATCTTCAGTATGATTTAACCCTGTAGTCTCTGTATCTACTGCAAGTATTTTTTTGTCTTTACAGTAGTTCACTGCAAGTTGTAAATCTGTACTTGTTGCGCAGCATTTCAAAAGTCTAGGATTACCTATAAAGTTTATCATACCTATTTGTTTAGTAGTTTAAGAATTTTATTAATCTGCCTGCTTGCCCAGTATTTCTTCCAACGCTTTTTTGTCAATCTGTGGAAGCGCAAAAGTATATTCAGCTGATTTGCAGACACCTCTAATTTTCTTTCTGACTTCATCTTTAAATCTTCTAGGCATGTTTGGACTTTCTTCAACGGAATGGAGTGTTCTACGTACAAAAGTACGCATTATTTCTCTATCTCTACCTTTAAGTTGAAAGCTTAATAAAGAAAGAAGCGCGTATTGATCACGCTTCTTTTCTTCTGGTAATTCGTTGATCATAAGCATCATGCGAGTTATAAATTCTTTAGAGCTCTCCAAGGCTATGAACTACTTTAGGTTGTACATTTTTTCTTGGTCTACCTCTACGTTTTTTAGGAGGATTAAGCTTAGTTTCTAATGTGCTTATCTCTAATTTAAGTAGATGTGTTCTTGTAGCACACTCTAATATTTCGTTGTTTGTTCTACCTAATTCATTTTTAAGTATGAGTGTTAAGACAATAGAGAATACTGAACAAAATAATGCTATGCTTACGCAAGCTATGAAAATTGTTTCCATAATATAGTTTAGTTTAATAAGTTAGAAATAGAGAGAGCCATTATGACTCTCTCTTAATAATTTAGACTGTTAAGTCATCTACTGTGCTCACAAATGGCGAAGCCTGTGCCACACCTGCCTTGTCATGGGCAATAAATGTGTCTTCTGTAGCTAAGTCAAATGTAACAGTACAATTACGGTAAATTGGTTTACCACCTTGAGTTAATGATTCTGCTGTAGAAGGATTAACTTTAGGGTTTTGTGCACCTGCAGTACCATCTGAATTAGTCCATGTTTCTTGCTTGAATGTTTCTGTTACAAGTAGTTTACATGCTTTACCAATAGCAATAGAAAAGTCAACACCTTCAGTGATGTTGTATTTTTCCATAACATGCTTTGATACAGATTGATAAGATACTCGACGTTCAATGCCATCTCCTACTCCTGGGTATCCTTCTAAGAAGAATCCAAGTGGATTTGCTGCCGCAGGCTTTTCTACCTCTTGGCGTAGCATTAACTGAAAAATTTCAGGGTTACGAGTTGATAAGATTTGCTCAACCATTACGGGAGCTGCTGTTGTGTTTGTGTTTGTTTCCATCTTGGGATAACTGTTGATTAATTAATAAATTGATTGATTGTGTGTAAACTTGTTAAGTAAAAAGAGAGAGCAGGGTAGTGTAATAGGTTACCTCTCTAGTGCTCTCTCTTCTTTTATTAGCCATGCAAGCTAATTAGATTGATATTTCTAGTACTTCTGTGTCTTTGTCGCAAAGTTTTATACGTAGATTAAAGTTTAATCTGCCTAGCTCCATACATAGTTTGTAGTACTCTTCGTCCTCAAAAATGAATTCTCCTTCAGCTAGTTTGAGGTGATATTTCTTTTTCTTAGGCATCTTTCTTTGATATTTTAGTCCACTCTTCATAGCCATCAATAGCTAAGAATGATGGAGAGGTTGTGTTAATGTGTCTTTCTTTAAACCCTATCCAATAGTTAGCTCTTGATAATAGTTCAAGTACTTGTTTTGGATGCTCTGCTATTGCATAGTAAGCTTTAGGTTGATCACTGCAATCTAATGTTTGTACAGCTTCTATTGTAGGTACATCAATTGTTGTTGGAACACTAGGACATGACGGATCAAGTTCTAACACTCCTTGTTTGTTTGGTATAAGTTTATACTTGCGCATGTGTTTAATGTTTAAGTGATTAATAATTTAGTGAGTGCATAGGAGTCGAACCTATGTTAATACCATACACTCGGTGTAAAGTAGAGTTTATATTATACGTTAAACGGGCAGTTTATGTATAGGTTAGTTCTACTTTATTTGTTTAGTAATAAGTATATTCCGTAGAATAATACTGGTAAGCATGCAATTAGTATTAGTTTGTTACTTACTACAAATAGTATTACTGTGAACACTGCAAGTATGAATAAACATGCAGCCATTAGTGTGTCGATAAATGTGCTATTTTCCATAATTAGCTATATTTATAATGTTATACAAAAGGTTTAAGTGATAAAAGGTGTGATTATGTGCGTGTTGTTACTGGAACACGTTGTAACTCTCACGTTTAGTGGAGTTTATGTACTTAGCACTTTAGTAAATAGTGCACTTTAATAAATGTTGCAACAAAAAGAAACCCCGAAGGGTATCCAGTGTTACGCAGGTACTACCTTAGATTGGTGGTACTTACCTGTCTTGTCGAACTTCTGTTGTCCAACATAGAACGGCTCATCGCTACTGTGTTTCTCAACAGTATACCCTGGGAATTCCTGTCCTACTTCCAGCAATGATGCTGACGCAGTAGCTACAGGTTCATAGGCAGTAGCAGAAGAAAACTCTGCTCGCGCTATAATTCCAGTTAATCCACTATCTGTTGTTACAGTAGTGAATACGACTTGTTTCCAATCAGGATTTTTAGTATCCTTGATTTCTACGATCTTTACGGCTTTTTGCATGGCTATAAGTTTTAAGTTATAATTGTTGCACGGGGGTATCTCCCTCGCATTTTTTAGTGGGGGCCTCTGCTTGTAAGTGGTCCATAACCTCACTTCCGTAAAGAAAATTTTTTATAAAAATATAATTAGTAGAACGTATGCAAAGAACTCAAATACAGGTAGGGGAATGTCTCCTGTATAAGTTGCATACATCATCAGTAGAAATATCGACATTTTAAGTAGACCCCAGGGATCTTTTTTATTTCGATACTGTAAGTAAAAAAGAGCAGGTTGACATAAGAAAAATACAACTGCAAACAGGTTGTGTGTTTTAGGAAAGTAATGCATATCGTATATAGATATAAGGCACAACGATGCTAAACCAATAAATACTAATAAAGGTTTAACGTTTATACGTTTATATAATGCTCCTAATATTAAAGTTTGTAAAGTGATAAAGTAACCAAAAAACCTACGTGTTGCAGGATGAACTCCTAGCATTGATATTGGTGTCGTGTATATTTCCCATCCTTCAATTGTTGCTATCATACTGGCTAGCAACGAACCAGTTATAAGGAGTATACCTCCTTTAATTACCTTTATCCCATGTCCTGTTTGAATTAAGCGTGTAGTGTAATACAAAAATATAAAAAATATAGTAAATTATTTGCAAATAAAGAATAAAAATTATAAGTTTGACCTGTGTGTTTCGTGACTCCTTTCTCAGAGGATTCATAATTTGGTTTTTTGGTTTGTATCCCCTTCATTATGAGGGGGATATTTTTTTTATAGAATTTTTTTATTGATTACTAGTTCTAAGTAAAAAATTTTATATAGCTTTGTAAACTGGGTTACCGAACTAGCACTTCAGCAAGCAACGGCTGTTGGAACAGATAAGTCCCTTCGTGTAATGATGTTTGAGAGTTGAACCAGCAATGACTCTCCCAATTGAAATTTAGTGGCGTTTCAATTTGGTTTTCTTTTGGCCACTTTTCTTTTAACAATTAAATGTGTATATTTATGGCAACAAATGATCAAGAGTACTTAAAAGATTTAGCTAAAAAAGCTGATGAATCAAGAAATAATACATTTGATTCTTGGTTAACTGATTTAGAAGATAAAGATCAACCAGAAGCATGTAGTATAGACAACCCAGATTGCGAAAACTGCGGATCATAAATGGAGAACAAAGAAAAAAGACAACCAAAAGGGAATATTAAGTTTAATATTTCTTTGTCTGAAGAACAAAAACAAGCTAAAGAGCAGATATTAAATCACGCTTTTAGTTTTATTGTAGGTAAAGCAGGTAGTGGTAAAACACTACTTGCAGTACAGGTTGCTTTAGATATGTTTTTTAAAAGGCAGTATAATAAGATTATTATAACTAGACCTACTGTCGCAACAGAAGACAACGGATTCCTACCAGGAACAGAGAAAGAAAAGCTAGAACCCTGGCTTGTACCTATTATGTCTAACATGAGAAAGGTATATAACAAACCCGAAAAGATACAAAAGATGGTAGAGCAAGAAGAAATTGAACTTGTTTCTTTATCACACTTTAGAGGGCGTACATTTGATAGCGCTGTAGTTATAGTAGATGAGTTCCAGAATCTAACTAAGTCTCAATTGAGAATGGCTCTGGGTAGATTAGGTAAAAACTCTATAATGATTTTCTGCGGTGATAACCAACAAATTGATTTAAAAGACACATTTAACTCAGCAATTGATGATGTAGCTAAGATTTCTAGTAGTGATCATGTATTTAAAATGGTACTAGAAGATAATCACAGACACAAAGCTATAAATGATGTGTTAAACCTATTAACTGGATATTAGAAGTGAGTAAAATTGAAGACAAAGTCTGTATTAAGATACTAGACAGAGCAGAAGTAGGACAGAAAAAGTATGGCACAACTATGGAAAGAGAGGATCTTTCTAAAGAAGAGTGGTTAATACACCTACAAGAAGAACTAATGGACGCAACAGTATACATAGAAAAAATCTTACATGTTATTCAAAGAACTAAATAAGTTTAACAACGTCGTTTTTACAGAAGACGGCCACACATACACAATAAACGGAAAGCCTGCAACATCAGTTACAACGTTTATAGGAAAATTTAAAAAACCATTTAACAAAGACTTTTGGGCAAGTAAAACTGCTAAGAAAGAAAACACAACAGTTGAAGAGATTTTAAATAAGTGGGATTCAATTAGTACGCGCGCTTGCAATAAAGGAAGTAAGTTTCACGCATTTGCTGAAAATTACATTAATAATAAGATACTTGATAATACAATATATGATTTTGATTTAGATAAAAAAGCGTATGAAAAAATTGAATCCCACTTTTTAAAATTCTATGAAGATTCCAAAGATAATCTTATCCCTGTTCATTCAGAGTTGTGTGTGGGGTCTAGCGATCTTGGCATATGCGGGATGGTGGATCAGCTATATTATTCAACGACTCTTGATAGCTTGGTTATATTTGATTGGAAAACTAACAAAAGATTAAACTACGATAGTAAATACGATAATAGGATGTTAGAACCTATATCGCACCTACCTGAATGTGAATTTACAACCTATTCACTACAACTTTCCCTATATAAGTACATAATAGAGCTTGAGACAGAGCTTAAAATAGAAAACTGTTATATTGTATGGTTTAATGAGAAAAATGATTCTTATCGTCTTATACAATGTGCTGATTACAAAAAAGAAATACAAGATATGCTAGATTATAATTAATTTTATTATATTTGCTGAACACAACAATCAGTAAATGCAACATAATGGAAGAGGGAATAGATTTAAAAGAAGACGCTAAGTTAGCGCTTGATATAAAAAGTTTAGTTGGTATTATTGTAGGAATTGTATCTCTAGCAGGGATATGGTTTACACTTACAGCAGAAATTGCACAGTTACAGTTAGATGTAGTAAGAATGCAAGACGCTGTACATCTTAACGAAGAGTTTAGAATAAAGTGGCCTCGTGGTGAAATGGGGGCTTTACCAGATGATGCTAAACAAGACCTTAGAATAGAATACTTACAAAAAGAGGTGGATTATTTAAGAACAGTAGTAAAAAACTTAGAAATAGAACAAGCAAAAAAAGATGGATAGTTTTGAAAAAGAAGTGAGAAAATATTACGGGCTTAAATTAGAAGGCAGTAGTATGTGTAAAGAATGCTTAGTTAAATATCAAACTAGATACCGAATAGATCAGTTGCTACACATGAACGCTAAAGCACAAGCAGAATTAGGTACAGACTCTACTAAAGAAGATAAACAGAAAGCTTTAAATACTGCTAAGTATGTAAAAGCTTCTATTATGAAGTATAACGTAGCTCGTGCAGAAAGCATGTTTCCAGAAATAAATTTATTTGAAGATGATAATACCCTTAAAAGCTAGTATTTCAAAATCTTTTAAAGCTTATCTACAAATTCTAAATCCTGTATTAAAACTTAAGGATAAAGAAGTGGAAGTGCTTTCTAGTTTTTTATCTGTGTGGTACGCAAATAAAGATAAAGAAAACTTAGATAAATTACTTTTTTCCACTCCTGTAAGAAAAATGGTAAGAAGATCTATAGGTATGTCTGAAGCATCGTTTAATAATCATATTACAATGCTTAGAAAAAAGAAAATGATTATTGATAAAAAAATTAACCCATCTCTTTTAAAAGAAATAGGTGATAACAATATTGAAATCACATATAAAATAGAGTGGACAAGTTAATAAAGAAGTTAGCTAAAAAATACAACTTAAGTGAGTTTAAAACTGAGCTTATAGTTAAATCTCAATTTGGACTTTTAAAAGAAGTTATTGAAGAAGGAGATTTTGAAGCAACACGTTTAAAACATTTAGGAATGTTTACAGTAAAGAAAAATAGATTTAAATATTACAAAAATGGCAGAAGAGAAAAAGGGAGCAGGAGCAAAGATGTCTGAAATCCTTAATGGTTGGAAGAATGTAGTATTCCCAAACGAACATGTAGAAAATATTGCAAAAGCTAGAGCAAGCATCTGCTCTGACTGTGAATTCAACGTTAAAAATAGATGTACTAAATGCGGGTGTCCGCTAATCGCTAAAACAAGATCAATGCAATCGCATTGCCCACTAAAAAAATGGTAAACATGGAAACAATCAATTACGAACCTTTAGGAAACCACATTGTAGTAGAAATGCCACAAGTAAAAAAAGAAACATCATCAGGTATTATTAAATCTGAATTAATGCTAAGAGAAGAAGCAGATAAACGTGACGGGCATGCTAAAGTTGTAGCAGTTAGCCAGGATGTTAAAAATGTTAAAGTAGGAGATACTATTATACCTAAAGGTCAAGGCTTTATGGTTATGGTAGAAGATGTAGAGTACTTTCAGATGAATATGTTTGACGTACTAGGTATTGTAAAAGCGTAATGGCAAAGTTTACTTGCAGTTTATGTAATAACAATGTAGAGCTTACTAAACATGTTATTAAAGTAGTAGATGGTAAAGTAGTTTGCCCAGATGCTAAATGTTGTGATACATACATGAAGCACATTAGAGAAAACGCAGGGTTAGGCACAGCACTATCACGTCCTGGTGGTAGAATTAGAGGTAAAAATGATGGATTAAGAACAAACTAATGATATTAGAAGGATTTGACGTAGAAGCTAACTTTTGGAATTTAAATCCCCAATTAAAAGTACCTACTCCGTTTGCTGACATTTTAAAAGAAGATAGAAGTAAAACTAAAAGCAAAAGCTCACAGATAATGTGGGCTATTGCTCTTTTAGTTGATCCTGACTCTAAATTTTCTAATATATCTTATAATACAAGAAAAGATATGATTAGTAAAGATTATCTTAAAATAGAAAAGTTTGATTGGGCTAAGTATAAAGATGCAATTGTTTTTTATGAAAGATCTTTAGTTACTCCTGCTAAAAGGCAACTTATGGTATGGAATAAAAAGATGGATGAAAAAACATTATATCTAGATGAGTTAACTTACAAAGATAGTGCAGACACTATTGAAGGGTTATTAAAAACAAACGTTAAATTGTTTGAAGATTATGAAAGACTTCTTAAACTTGTAGACAAAGAAAACAACGAAGGTTCTACAAAAGGTGGAGCAGAAGAATCTGCGTCAGAAAAAGGATTAATATGATTATTAATAAAGAAGCTTATTTACTTAATGATATTCCACAGTTTCATCCAGCTAGTGAAGAATACTTACTGTTTTGGAGAGAAGAAAAGAAACGGTGTATTGAAGGACATTGGGTAGGGGGAGTATGGATGCCTGGCAATTTATACTTTTATGTAAACTTCTGGACAATACTTTTAAATAAAACTGCACACTCTAAAACAAAAACTCCTGGTAAACCTTTTCTTAGAGATTTAGAGTGGGAGTTTTTTTATAACTGGTGTGAATCTAGAGGGTTTTCTGGATTTAAAAATGATAAAGAATTTACTTGTAACAGAGATTTTATAGGACAAAATAATTATGTGCCTGCTGCAGAATATATGCGTAAAACACATAAAGAAAATTTAGGAACTCCTCTTTGGGAAAATGAAGCTAAAAACTTTATGATGATGGGAAGTCGTGGATTTGGTAAATCTTACTCTGTTGCGGGAGGTGTTATTGGGCACGAGTTTGTGTTTGATGGTATGAAATCATATGAACCTGAGTTTATAGGCTCTCCTCCATCTACAGAAATTGTAGTAGGAGCAGGAGATGCTAAATACTCTGGAGATATATTAAAAAAGACACAATTTGGATTGGATAATTTACCTGGAGGAATTGAGATTGGGAATAAATTTTTTCCATCTCCTTTTTCAAAACAGTATGGAGGAAGTTGGTATTCTGGTAAAGAGGTTATTGCAGAATACAAAAAGAAATTAGGCGGTACTTGGAAAGTTATGGGTAGCAAGTCTAAAATTAAACACCGTACATTTAAAGATAACCCATTTGCTGCCAATGGTACTCGTCCTGCTGTAATGGTTATGGAAGAGATTGGAATGTTTAGCAATCTTAAAGCTTCGCACGAAGCATCTGTAGAATGTATGAAAAACGGTGCGTATAAGTTTGGAAGCTGTATGTATTTAGGTACAGGAGGTGATATGGAAGGTGGAGGTACTGTAGATGCAAGAGATATGTTCTACAATCCTGATGTTTATGATATGGTAACTTTTAATGATGAGTGGGAAGACAAAGGTAAAATATCTTATTTTGTACCCGCGTATAGAGGACTAAATCAGTTTAAAGATAAAAATGGAAATACTCAAGAGCAGTATGCAAAAGATTATCTAGATAAATTTAGAGAAAAACTAAAGAAAAGTAAAAACTCTAGGAGCGCTTTAGATGCAGAATTGCAAAACAGACCTCTTGTACCTTCAGAAGTATTTCTTACACGTACAGGTAACCTCTTTCCTGTAGCAGATTTATTAACTAGACTATCAGAGCTAGAGTCTACTAATAGAGAACGTAATCACGATTATGTTGGAGATTTATATGTAGATTCTGAAAGTAATAAAATTAAATGGAAACCTAACGCTAAATTAAACCCAATTACAGACTACCCGCTTAGAGGTAGTGATGATCTATCTGGATGTGTAGTTATATATGAAATGCCTTACGAAGATACTGAAGGAAATATACCCTACGGTATGTATTTAGGAGGAACCGATCCATATGATCATGATGATTCTACAACATCTTCGTTAGGATCAACTATTATTTTAAATAAACTTACTAATAGAATTGTAGCAGAATATACAGGGAGACCAGACACTGCTAATGAATATTATGAAAAAGTAAGAAGATTGTTACATTTTTACAACGCTAAATGTTTGTATGAAAACGAACGTAAAGGTATGTATCAGTATTTAGAATTTAAAAATCAAACGCATCTTTTATTAGATCAACCTCAAATTATAAAAGACGTAGTTCAAAATAGTAGAGTAAATAGAGGTAAGGGTATGCACATGTCTAAACCTTTAAAAGATTACGGAGAAGAGCTTATTAAAATGTGGTTATTAGAACCGTATGAAGCCGAAGAAGGGCTATTAAACTTACATAAAATTAGAAGTATTGCACTATTAAAAGAGTTGATTGCGTATAATGACACAGGAAACTTTGATAGGGCTATGGCATTTATGATGGTTATGTACCATTTACAAGAAGTTAAAAAGATAAAAGTAGACAAAGAAAAGAAGGTTACTACTATATACGATCAAGGATTTTGGAATAAGTCATTATTTTCTAGAAACAAAAAAATGTTTTAGCTATAAAAGTTGTTTGTAAAAATATAATTTTACAGATTATTGCTTGGAACATAGATTAAAATTTCTATTTTTGTTTTTTAATTCGCGAATTTTAAAAAAATATTAATATGGCAACAGTAAACGTAACACTGTCTCTTTCTAGTACAGATTTGTTTGCAAAACAAACATTGAGCTTTACAGAAACAGACTCGCTATCTCCTGCGGGGGATCAGCAAGTAATAGGTAGGATATTCACTACTGCATCTTCCACTGAAGATCAAATTGCAATTAAAGAATTAGCAGGAGCTAATGACAGAGCATACTTATATATGCTAAACACAGCTACTACAAGTGGGCATTATGTTGAAGTATCGGCAAGACGAGCTGCTTACGGAACAGATTCAACAGCAAATGATTGGTTTGCAGTTTTAGGGCCTGGAGAATTTTTATTTATGCCTATTGCAGATATAAAAAATATTGACTTACTACCTGGTGCAGGTAATCCAGTTGTTGAGTATATTTTAATGGAAAAAGCAGCAGGTTAATTTTATAAAATAATAAAGATATGGCAAACGCAACTTTAAACGCAACTTTTAGTATTTCAAGTACTGATTTATTTAACTCAGTTAACTTGTCAAAAACTGTTACTAAAGCACTTACTATTGATGGTGATAATAGACAAGGTTTAACTACAATGGTTACTAGCACTTCTTACGCAGATATAAACATTGAAGCTTTAGCTGGTACAACTAGTGGAGGTAAAAAAGCATATGTATATGCAAAAAATTTAGATTCTACTATTGATCTAATTTTTGCAGACGACGGAGACGCTGTCTTCGCAATGTTAGCACCAGGAGAGTTTTTATTTTACCCAACAGCAGACAACACAAAGATTCAAGTAAAATCTGCTTCAGGAACTCCAACTATAGAATTCTTACTATTAGAATTAAGTTAAAAATAATTTATGGCTTACGTAGATTTTCCTAGACAAAAACTGAGTCGAAGAAAAAAGACTCAGAAATGGGGAGAAGAATGTGTAGAATCTGCACTAGGCTTAATTGGATTATACGATCATACAAGACGTAGTTCTCGTTTCAAAAAGAAGCGGAACTACGATTTGTATAATGGTAAATTCGATAAAAAAGACCTAGAATATGTTACAGATCCTTTAGGACTAGGTGGTGTTGCAGAATTACCTGCTACACTTCAGTACTATGACATTGTATCTCCTATCTTTAATCTTCTTTTTGGTGAAGAAGCTAAACGTAAGTTTAGTTATGTAGTACGCGCAACTAATGAAGACGCTATTACAGGAAAAGAAGTAGAGATGAAAAATGCTGTTGTTGAGATGTTTTCAGGAATGATCAATCAGCACAGGGAAGCTATGCAAGCACAAATGCCAGATGCAACCTCTCAACAAGAGCAAGCAAAGATGGCACAAGAGATTGAGGCTAGTATACCAGACAATCTTAAAAGACTACAACAATACTTTGCTTACGATTTTCAAGACATGAATGAGTCAACAGCTCATAAACTTCTTACTTTCTTAGAAAAAGATTTGAAGCTTGGAGATATGTTTAAAAAAGGGTGGGAAGACGCTCTTATTGCAGGTGAAGAAATATATCATATAGAACAAGTAGCTCAAGAGCCTACAGCTAAACGAGTAAATCCTTTAGAGTTTTATTGCTTACTCCCACATAACTCTGATTATGTAGATGATGCTGATATTATTGTAGAAGATACTTGGATGTCTGTAAATACAGTTATAGATAATTATTACGAAGATCTTACCCCAAAACAAATAGATGAGCTAGAAAGAGAGCAAGGTAATAGAGGCTCTATGGAAAGCAACAGTTTATTAAATTACCCATCTCCTGAAAAGCTGTTTATTGAAAACAAAGATGGAGAAGATGCAGGTAATGTATTTAACTATTATGATCAAGACGGTAACATACGTGTTACTAAGGTTACTTGGAAGTCTATGCGTAAAATCGGTAGACTTTCTTATTTTGATGAGCAGGGTATGCCTCAAGAAACAGTAGTTACAGAATCTTATAAAATAGACGAATCTAAAGGTGAGTCTATGGAGTGGATGTGGATCAGTGAATATTGGGAAGGTACTAAACTAGGAGAAAATATATATTTAAATATTCGTCCTAAAAAACAA